TTATGAAGAAAATCCTTTTCTCACCAGTAACTCACTTTAACCTGATAGTTATTGGGTTTTTCTGTATTATCCAAACTATTCATACACAAGCACACTATGCTATGGATAGTGACCCTAATAGTTATTGTTACTCCTTATACAAGAAGAATCCAGACTTGTTAAATATGCATAAGTATGACTGAGGGGAATGAATATTAAACTCTGGTATTGCAAACATATGAATTTGTGGCGCTGGACTCTTACTGATGACAGAAGACCAATATGCCACCAAGAATCAGGGCAAAGAGATGACTTACGGTTAGCAATGGAAGATGTTGCCAAAACCGTAGAACATATGCTACAACAATAATTGAATACCATTTGTATAAATAACTGAAAACTGAAGAAGTAGAACACATCATAAGATGGATAATATAAAGATTAGATGCCGCTCCTGTGGTAGGGAGTTAGACGGGCATCACAATAAGACGGTGACTTGTGGTTGCCCCAATATGGCAACTATTCGTGGTGATAAGATTTCTGCGCGTGATTTATCTGATGTCATCATGCTAAATTCTTATAATACAAAGGTAAAAACTGGTGTTCTTACCAATGAAGATATTCAATGGCAAGAGGCAAGAAGACAAAGAAAAGTTCGTAAGTTAGATTTTGAAGTTAAGTAACAAATTTAATATTTGTTTAATGACTGTTGCCGTATGAACACATTGTTGACACTTTCGAATTCCTCGCTAGCATAACTAGTAGATAACCCGCAAAAATCAAATGGATCAGCACACCTATGATAACTGGGTGAAGATCAAAGCAACTTTTGAAGAGTCTGGTAATATTGAAAATATGTTTTACAAGAGGGCTTGCGAAATCGTAAAGACTCGTAGAGATCCTTTAGCAAAATTTCTTGGCGACGAAAAGTGATGGAACCACAAGATGAATTAGTCACTCGCGAAGAATGTCAGGAGATGATCGATGCAGCAATACGACGACACAACCGTAATGCTTCTATCATTAGTATGTGCGTCGGTTGGGTGGTTCTTGCTTTATTTGCTGAGGGACTTTTAAGACTGATTGGTGTTATTCCTCCAGTACTGCCATGGTTAAACATTACCCTGAAATAATTGGTATTGTACTCTTGCTTATCTTTGCTGCCACGATGTTCTATCAGGGCACAATGATAATGTGGGGCAAGCGTGGGTACATTCACATGGACCATGAGAAACGGAAGATGTCCGATATGAGGAAACGAGTAGAGGAGTTAATGAAAGAAAATGACGACTGAAGAGTGGTTCATATTCATCGACTTTTTTTCACATGTACTTTACATGTTTGTTGCATTTATGTGCGGACTAATTATTGGATATATTGTTGGAGTTAGAAATGGTGGAGATTTCTAATGGAAGATCAAAATCCAAGGTGTTGGCATTTTGTAATGTCTTCTCTTGCAAGATCATATGGAATTAATGAAGTTCATTCTCATATAAAATATCATATGTTTGCACTAGAGTGGTGTGATGATCATAACTATGATTGTAGTATTCATCTTGATAGCTTAAATAAAGTTGATGTTTATTTTAGACATCAATACGAATCTTGGGAGATTTAAATGAAAGTAGGTCTTATAGGTCTCGGTAGGATGGGAGAAGGAATGTCCCGCCGTCTCATCAAAGCAGGTCATGAAGTATGGGGTTATAGAAACAACTATGAAAAAGCTAATGAGCAATATGAAAAGGGTTATATCAGTGGATGCACCACTTCTGTGGAAAGCCTTGTTCAAGTAGTCCATAGTTACAAGTCTGTTTCTGAGAGGAAGCCAGGCATTTTCATGATGGTAGTTCCAGCAGAAACAGTAGAGGAGACGATCAATGAGCTATTACGATATTGTCGTGAAGGCGATATTATTATTGATCATGGCAATAGCAATTTTAAGGACAGTCGGAAAAGAGCAGAGCGCCTTGCAAAACTTGGCATCGCGTATATTGACTGTGGCACTAGTGGTGGTGTTTACGGTTTGGACCGTGGATACTGTCTTATGGTTGGTGGCGGAGATACTGCGGTCGCCACTTGTTCGCCCATTTTTAATGCCCTCGCCCCAGGGGTGGGTGCTGCCGAAAGAACTGCACCTGGTGCATATTTGACTGATGCTGAAAATGGGTGGTTACATTGTGGTGGACCAGGAGCAGGACATTTTGTGAAGATGGTTCATAATGGCATTGAGTATGGGATTATGCAAGCATATGCCGAAGGTTTTAATATTCTCCACGAAGCAAATGCGGGTGCTAAGTATGTCAAAGAAGGGGATGCTGAAGTCGCTCCAATGGACTGTCCTCAAGATTATATGTATGATATTGATGTTGCTGAGGTTGCTGAGTTGTGGCGTCGTGGTTCTGTGGTTGGGTCTTGGTTACTTGATCTTACCGCTCATGTTCTACGGTATGATAGAGAACTTAGCAAGTTCGATGGGGGAGTTAGCGATAGTGGTGAGGGTCGTTGGACTGTTCACGCTGCTGTGGATCTTGGTGTACCCGCACCTGTTATATCTACTGCCCTCTTTGAACGATTCAACTCTAGAAGATTAGGTGAATTTGCTAATAAAGTTCTGAATGGAATGCGGTTTATGTTTGGAGGTCATCACGTTAGATGAAACACGCACTCATTCTTTCTCTTTGTTTTCTTCCTCTCGCAATTATCTACATAGTAATGAAGTTATCGCTATGGTTATCTACAAGCGTATCTGAAGTCACTTATGTCCGAGAAGAATCTAAACGACCACACGGACCCTACGTGGAAAATGCATATGGAGACTTTGATGATGAAGAAGAGAATTATTGAGACCAAAGAAATTATTAACCAGGCAATCTGGGAGTATTACTTTGAGAAAGGACTTCCTGTGCCTAAATGGAGAATGGAGAAAGACCCCCAGTGGTGGTTGGATTATCTTGAAGAATTAAAATCTGAAGGGGAAAAATAATGGAACATTTATTGGGAAAAATTTTAGTAGTGGTATCTGTACCATTTGTACTTGCCACTCTTTATTTTGGATCTAAAACATCTAGTTATTATGATTCTGATGACTACAATGGGAATGGAACTGCCCATTAATAAATACTCAAAAAAATAAAAATGGCTTTTGTAGATTTTTCTATTGATAGTGTTTCCGAAAAGTCTAGTTGGACTGGTAGATTTGAAGTATCTTCTCTTACTGATGTAGTTAAAAGTACGTTACCAACTAAGGTTATTACATACGTTGGTGAAGGTGATGAACCAGAAGAATTCGAATTTGTACCTACAAAGGTTAAAAATTTTCCAACAGATTATACACATTCATATATTACATGGAGATCACAAGAATCGGATTTGCAATTTCCAAAACCACAAACTGGAGTTAGTTTGGATATTTGGTCCATAGATTTGTATACTGATGTTATTACTAATGATTTTACTTGGCAAGACTTGATAGATAATTGTAGTCTTTATGGTGGATATTCTTTGGCAACTGACAAGTGGTCTGTATATTACAATTATAATGTACCTTATGGTGTAAATTACTCTAGAGGTGGAAATATTGCACTTACGGTAGGATCATAACAAATGGGACACTTCGCAGCAGCAGCACTAAACAACGATTTATTTCTTGGATTCATTTGCTATATTATGGTCTTTGTGCCTATTATGGGTATCTGGGCAGTTCACAAATACAACTGGCAACACTGGGCACCATTTGACAAAGGGCACAAGAAGTAGTATAATTACTTCTGTTGAGACCACTCAACTGCGGTAGTCCCCTTCTGATGGGTTCAGGACTAGCGGCGAAAGGAACCTATCGCAACCGAGTATCGCCTAACTTGGTCATGGCACCGCTTTTGGGAAGCGGAATAATTTCAGTTCAAATCTGAATACTCGGACTTGCCAGTTTCCTGACTGGCACCTTGACTATATAAAGTCAAACACTTATAATACTCAGGTATTCAACACACAACAATGTCTCTGATCGAAAAATTCAAGAAAGATGTTAGCACTTTGCGTTCTGCTGCTAACGGGGATATCTACCTTGATGTAAAGAGTCCGAAACTTTATAAGAAAGTACGCCGCTATTATGAAAATAATGGTGTTGTATTTTCAGGAGATCCCCTTGATGACTACGAAATGTTGATGGATTATCTCTATCAAGATCTCGAAACTATCAAAGTTGTTTAGACATTTAAAATAATAGACACGGAGAGTCTCTAAAAGAACTGGTGGAGTCATCCCTAATATGCTCGTGACGGAGACACGTAAAAATCTGCCCTGGTCGGTGATGGTCTAGTTAGTATTCAAAACGTAAAACTCTTTTTAGTTTTCAGTGCGCAATACTCAAACGACCCCGGAGTTTCTTGCTTCTCCCAAAAGCAAGTGGTGCGGATGGGGTTAACCCCGCCCAGTTTCTTGCTTCTGGTCAAAGAGCAAGTGGCGTGCATGAAAGACCTTATGAGGAGAGTTGCATAAACTCTCCTTTTTTAGTATAATAATAAAAACTAAATTTTTTAATGAAAGTTGCTTTAATTACTGGTATCACTGGTCAAGATGGTTCTTATCTTGCAGAATTGCTTCTTGAAAAGGGATATGAAGTTCACGGTATTGTCCGTCGTGCTTCTTTGATTAATACGCATAGAATTGATCAAATCTATAATCGTATCCATTTGCACTACGGTGATCTCACCGATTCGACTAATATAGTAAGAGTTATTCAAAAAGTTCAACCAGATGAAATTTATAACCTTGGTGCTCAGAGTCACGTCAAAGTATCCTTTGAGATGCCTGAATACACTGCTGATGTCGATGGTGTGGGAACTCTACGTGTTCTTGAGGCAGTGCGTCTTCTGGGTATGGAAGATAGGACACGTATTTATCAAGCGTCTACCAGTGAACTCTACGGTCTTGTACAAGAAGTTCCTCAAAAAGAAACGACACCATTCTATCCTCGTTCCCCTTATGGTGTTGCCAAACTTTATGGTTATTGGATTGTAAAAAATTATCGTGAATCATATGGACTACATGCAAGTTCTGGAATTCTTTTCAATCATGAAAGTCCCCGACGAGGGGAGACGTTTGTTACCCGTAAAATTACCAGAGGGTTGTCCCGAATTTCAGTTGGGGAACAAGACGTATTATCTCTCGGAAACCTTGATGCAAGAAGGGATTGGGGTCACGCAAAAGATTTCGCAGAGGCAATGTGGTTAATGCTTCAACAGGATGAACCCGATGATTATGTAATTGCAACTGGTGTTCAGTATTCTGTTCGTGAGTTTGTTGAAAGAGCAGCACCGTACTTTGGATTTAAAATTGAATGGATGGGTGAAGGTCTTAATGAGGTTGGATATGATTGGAACACTAAGAGACCTATTATCAAGGTAGACTCTAAATATTTCCGACCAGCAGAAGTAGAGACTTTGCTGGGTGATGCAACTAAGGCAAAAGAAAAACTAGGTTGGGAACCTAAAATCTCATTTGATAAATTGATTGAGGACATGGTACTTTATGGACAGTGAAAGTAAAATTTACGTTGCTGGAAACACTGGATTAGTAGGATCAGCAATCGTTCGTATGCTTCATCGGAAGGGGTATACTAATATTCTATCAACACCTTCAAGTCACTTTGACTTGCGTCGGCAAGATGATGTTGAAAGGTTCTTCAAAAATAATGAACCTGAATATGTCTATCTTGCTGCTGCAAAGGTTGGTGGTATTGGTGCAAATAAAGATTATCCTGGTCATTTCATTTATGACAACTTGATGATTCAGTCCAACATCATTCACGCTGCAAGGAAGTTTGGTGTTAAGAAACTTCTGTTCTTAGGTTCTTCTTGCATCTATCCGAAGATGTGTGAACAACCTATTAAAGAAGAGTATCTGATGACAGGTCCTCTGGAACCAACCAATGATGCTTATGCAATTGCAAAGATTGCAGGTATCAAGATGTGCCAAGCATACCGTACTCAGTATGGATTCAATGCAATCTCATTGATGCCTACTAATCTATACGGACCCAATGACAACTTTGATTTGGAAACATCTCACGTTCTTCCTGCTCTGATTAGAAAGTTTCATGAGGCAAACGATGAAGTTACTCTTTGGGGAGACGGATCGGCAATGCGTGAGTTTCTTCACGTTGATGATCTTGCAGAAGCGTGTTTTGCCTGTATGAAAGATTACAATGAATCCGATCCAATCAATGTTGGAACTGGTGAAGATGTAACCATTGGAGAACTCTCTGATATTATTGCTGATATTGTTGGATTCAGAGGCAAAACCATTTGGGATACTAACAAACCAAATGGTACACCTCGAAAAGTTCTCAATATAGATAAGATTAAATCTCTTGGTTGGCAACCAAAAATTAGTTTGAAAGAAGGTATTAAAACAACTTACGAATGGTATAAAGACTATGCTTGCAAATGACGATTTGGGAAATCTGGGAAGACTTGGGAACCAGATGTTTCAATATACTGCTCTCCGTGGTCTTGCACAAAGACATGGGTATGAGTATTGTCTTCCCCCAAGATCAGTTGTAGCGACAAGAGATCCAAATTGTGCTGCCTCTGATATTACAATGTTTGAGTGTTTTAAAATTCCTAATGCACCAAAACGAGTAACTAATTTTCGAAAGGTGATGGAGTCTAGATTTGGACTAGATCATGGTCTTTGGGAAAACTGTCCAGACAATATCAGTTTGTATGGATATTTTCAAACTGAAAAATATTTCAAGCATATTGAAAAGCAAATTCGTGAAGCATTTACATTTGTGGATGAAATACGACAACCAACAGAAGAGGCATTCAAATCCAATTTTGGAGATGTTGAAGTATTATCTATACATATTCGTAGGGGAGATTATTTTCTATATAATACTCATCCAGTACAAAGTCTTTCATATTATAGTCAGGGTATAAAAAACTTTTCAAGAGAGATACCCGTTATGGTTTTCTCCGATGATATTGAGTGGTGTAAAGAACAAGAGATATTTCAAAATGATAGATTTATATTTGCAGAGGGAAACAATACTGCTGTTGACCTTTGTCTACAGTCTTTATGTACATATCATATAATTGCAAACTCTTCGTTTTCTTGGTGGGGATCATGGTTGGCAAAGAGTAAAAAAACTGTTGCACCAATTACTTGGTTTGGTGGTAAAAATGCAGATAGAGATCTGAGCGATTTATATTTGCCTGGTTGGATCGTTATATGAAAATTGCAATTTTAATTTCTGGTAGAATTGTTAGGTATGATAGTTGTTTAATAAATCAATTAAAAAATGATCAAAGGTATGAGGTTGATGTTTTTGCATCCATAAATGATGAGGAATGTGAATATTATGATGAGATGAAAAAAAAATTATGCCCATGGTTAAAGGGATTAAAAATTCAAAAATACCAAATACCGGAAAATTTTTCAAATACTCACGTAGATACTCTTAGACAAATCGTTGATGGTAAAAAGCAACCATTAAATGTATTATCCATGTTTTACAATGATAGAAATGGATTTGAAATGGCAACGGAATATGCGGACAAAAATATGTTTGAATATGATTGTTATGTGAAATTTAGAAGTGATCTAATTTCTGATAGGTTTCCGGATTTTAAAAAAAGTGAAGAATATAAAATATACTCTTCAATTCCAAGATGTAGTTCACAAACAACACCTTTATTTGACAGACAAAGAAAATGTATGACTGGATCTGTTTTATGGGTTTCTGCTGCCATTGATTATGGAAATAGAAAATCTATGGATGCATACACACAAACTTACAAGTATATTTTGGAAATTAATAAGATGATGGATGGAGATTATCCTATTCAGTTTGAAACTAATTGCACACAAAATGTATATGATAAGAAGTTAAATGTAGAAAGATTTAAATATGATTTTAAGATAGATATCAATCGTAGAATGTTTGATGCCCTTGATGATAGACCTTCTATTCCGGGATCATTAAATAGATTAAATATAAAAAATTATAAAAAATAGTAATAGTATGAAGATTGCAATTTTAATTTCAGGAAGATTGAAGTGTTATGATAGGCGTTTAATTCCCCTTCTCAGAAAAACAGAAGATGAAATTCATTTGTTTTGTTCAGTTAATGATAAAGAAAATGAAGTTTATCTAGATCCACATTCTAAATTTTATGGAACAAATCCACAAAATGTAGATTATGATGCTGTAAGAAAAGAATTGAAACCTTGGTTAAAACGTTTGAATATTTTTCCATACGTTTTGCCAGGGATATTTGATGAAAATATACATCCAAAAGGATTTGTGAACATACACACAAATACACCATATCCAAAACCATGGAATGGGATGTCTATGTTTTATAATGATAGAAAGGCATTTGAAATGGCAACGGAGTATGCTGATGATAATGGGTTTGAATATGATGCATATATGAAATACCGATCAGATATTATTACAAATCATCTACCAAAAATTAATATTAGCGATAAGCATAAAATTTTTTCCGTAGTTCCCTGGTGTAATCACAGGTCACCTATTGTCACAAGAGATCCGATTGGTTATGGGGAAGTAGTTCCTTGGGTTTCTGACGCAATAGTATATGGCAATCGCAAATCTATGGATGCATATACTCAAACTTATAGTTTTTGTATGGAAATGGTGAAGTTGTTTGATGGAAAATATCCTTGTAATTTTGAACCTTCTGTAACTCAGAATGCACATGATAAAAATTTAGAGATTGAATATTTTAATAATCCGTATACAATCGATCCTTCTAGACACCAATAAATACTACAAAAAGATTAGAGATGAAAGTCGTTATTCCAATGTCTGGTATGAGTAGTAGGTTTGCTGCTGCTGGATATGACATTCCGAAATATCTTATTGAGATTGATGGCAAGAAAGTCATTGAACATATTGTTGATCTTTACCCAGAAGATAGCAAGTTTGTTTTTATCATTAACGATAAGCACGGGGAAGAAACTGATATTCTAGATGTTCTGGACAAACTTGCAGAGAAGAAAGAAATAGTAACCATTCCTCGTCATAAGAAGGGACCAGTATTTTCAGTATCTGAGTTTGATGAACTCATTGATGACAATGAAGAAGTCATTATTAACTACTGCGACTTCTCCATTTATTGGGACTATCGTCATTTTAAGAGTTTCATTGATGCTGTTGAATGTGATGGATGTGTAATTTGTTATACGGGTTTCCATCCACACATGCTTGGTAGTGATAACTATGCTTTCTGTCGTACTGATGAGAATAACCAGATCTTAGAAGTTAGAGAGAAGCAACCATTTACAGACAATAAGATGTCTGAGTTTGCTTCTGCTGGAAACTATTACTTCAAGAAAGGTAGTTACGTCAAGAAATATTTTAAGCAGTTGATGGATGAAGATATTAACATCAACGGTGAGTATTATGTGAGTTTGATTTATAATCTTCTGATCCAAGATGGATTGGATAATCGTGTTTATGAAGTTCCTTATATGCTGCAATGGGGAACTCCTGGTGATCTTGATATCTACAACAGTTGGTCAAATTACTATCGCAAGGCACTAGAAGGGCAGAAGGAAGTTAAATTGGAGAACTGCACTCTTGCACTTCCTATGGCAGGTGCTGGTAGTCGTTTTTCAAAAGAGGGATATACCGAACCAAAACCATTCATTCAGGTGAATGGTAAGAGTATGGTTAACCAGGCAGTTCGTTGTTTGCCCAAAACCGATAGAACAATTTATGCCTGTTTGAATGGGCACACTGCACCATGTCCAGGAGATGTGGTATGGATCGATAATGTACTAGAAGGACAAGCGTGTACCACAGAAAAGATTGTTGATCAGTGTGAAAGTGGATCTATCCTTGTTTCTGCTTGTGATAATGGCGTATTCTATGATGCAGATAAGTTCTTAGAGTTGGTGAATGATGAAAGTAATGATATAATTGTATGGACATATCGTAATAACTATACTAGTCAGTTGCAACCCAATGCATATTCTTGGGTTAATTGTGATGATGAAGGTAATGTATCCAGTGTTGATGTAAAAGATTTCAGAGGAACTAATCCCGTTGAAGAGTTTGCAATCACTGGGACAATGTTCTTCCGTTCAAAGGAAGTATTCAATGAGTCATTGCAATCACTTTATGATAACGATGTTAGAACTAATGGTGAGTTCTACGTTGATAGTATGCTCAATGAGGCAATTAAGTTGGGATATAAAGTAAAGAACTTTGAGATTGATAATTATATTTGTTGGGGCACACCTAACGATTTAAAGACATATCAATATTGGCAAAGATTTTTCAACAAAGTTGAGTGGCATGAATATGACTATGCAAGAGATTACTTTACTAACTGAAAGAAAAATTATTTACAAAATGAACTATAAAACAAGAACAAATTGTGTTTTCTGTGGATCTAAATTATCGGATCATTTATTTGAAAATGATTATGATAATTATGTTGCACATTATGCTGTCGATAATCATTCCGATTCGACTACTCATCATTCAATTCCTTATAATGTGCTGAAATGTGGTCAATGTGGAACATCACAAATGAAATATCTTGGAGATATTGAAGAGATTTATAAAATTAATCATGCAGATGGAACTGGATCTACGATGCACAATATGCATCAAAGTAAACTTGATTTAATTTTAAAATATAAAGATGATATTGAAGGAATTTTAGAAATTGGAAGTTCTAAGGGAATCTTGTCCGATTTGATTATTGATAATTTAAAAACAGATTATTGTATTATTGAACCTAGTTATTTTGGTAATTATGAAAATAAAACAGTAATAAATGATTTTTATGAAAACGTTGATGACACGTCAATAGAGTGCAATACTCTTGTAATGTCTCATGTATTTGAGCACTTTTATAACCCTTTAGAAATTATTCAAAAAATAGAAAAAAATAAAAATATTGAAAATATATTTCTAACATTTCCCAATCTTGAAGAGTACATTGAAAAAAATATTTTTCATGTATTAAATACTGAACATACTTTTTATGTTGATAATAATATCATTGAACAGTTATTTTTAAAATATGGTTTTGAATTGAAAGAAAAAAAATTACTTGGAGTTCATTCTGTTCATTTTTATTTTAAAAGAACTACAGCAAATAAAGAAATTAAATTGCATAATAAAAAGCATGATGTAAAACATTATTATTATAGTGTATTTGAAATTGTAACTCGTTACAATAATATCATTGATACCAATCCCGATAAAGACATTTATCTATTTCCTGCATCATGCCATTCTATATTTTTGACTATTTTTGGATTAAAGTATGAAAAATTAAAAGGAATGATTGATAATAGTCCCAATAAGATTGGGAAAAAAATGTATGGAATAGATTTACCAATCTATTCTTTTAATGAAACAATGAAAAATAAGAATGCGATTTTTTTAATGAATGGTGGGATGTTTAACAATGAAGTGGAAAAAAAATTAATAGATAATTCTGTAGAGTATTATATTTAAATTTATTGTGAATTGTTGTGGAAAAAGTAACTATATCAATTAGATGTTGGGATTCTGGGCAAACAAAAAAAGTTTTACCAATCGACGAGAATGGTAGGATTCTTGAAGTTGCATATTTTGAACAAATAAGATTCGTTGGGCATTCGAAGCATTATCCACAACCTTTAATGTTCTCTACGAAGACGGGTCATTTGATTTTACCAACGATAGAGAAGTTTATGTCTCTTGGACGTGGAACTGTTTATGAAGAGACGATGGAGTATGACATTACTCTACCTGTAAAATTCACTCAGTTTTGTGATATCCCCGTGTTTTACTTCGTCTATAATGTGGCGAACTATTATCACTTCATCTACGATACTATTCCTTATCTATACCATTACTTTAATGAGAAGCAGATACATCCAGATCTAAAACTTCTTATAAGTCCACCAGAAGGTAAAGATGATTTATATCCTTTTGTTTGGGAAAGTTTAGAACTACTTGGTATTACCAAAAATGATGTAATCTTTTTAAATCAAAATACCTTATATAATAGGGTATGTGTAGGATCTTCACTGACTCATAATCGCCTTTCAAACTGCCCACCGCATCATAAGATATTTGATATTATCAACCGAATGAAAAGTGAGGCAAAGGGACCAGAGAAGATCTATGTTTCCCGCCGCACTTGGTTGCACAATAACTTAGAAAATATTGGAACCAACTACACAGAACGTAGACGTTGTGTGAATGAGGATGAGGTTGCAGAACTTTTTATCTCCCATGGATTTGAAGAAGTGTTTTGTGAAAACTTGTCAATGAAGGAAAAGATTGCTATGTTTAGTAGTGCTAAAGTAGTAGCAGGACCTATCGGTGGTGGTATGTGTAATGTAATCTTTTCTCCACCAGAAACAAAAGTTATCTCAATTAATAGTCCAACCTTCTTTGATGTCAATGCAAGATTTGAATACTCAATGTCTCATACTGATTTGCATCATTTTGATTACACTGAGTTCACTGAGAAGGTAGAAGAAAGTGTTGAAAGTCGGGGATCCCTATCAATATCAGGTGGATTAAACTCTCCTTGGAAAGTTGATATAGATAGGTTATCAAAGTTTTTGTCCAAATTATGAAAATATTGTACGTAAGTTCAATGTATGCACATGGGGATCAATTATCCATAAATGGAATGATAAATTTTTTATCGTTTTATTATGATAAAATTATAATGTTGACACATTGGAATTTTGTCGATACCCTAGAAAAAATATATCAAGAAAATCATAAAGTGCAGTCTATGTCTTATGATTATTTCATGTATACAAATATTAAAAATAATCATCTTGATGACGATGTAGAATTTTTATATTTGATGCCAGAAATAGTTGGCCCCCATAAAATGAATATGTGGGAGGCTACATCTATCAGTCCAAAATATCATAACAGTTTATGTGATGATGGAAATATTTCAATCAGCGATTATCTTTCTAAAAAGATATCAACACAAGTTTATACTGAAAAAAATCCTATAGGAAGAAAATTTGGATTTACTGAAAAGAGAATCGATGGGTTAGATATAACATCTGAATATTATAATGCACATGGATTTCCTCAAGAGATTAAACATAGATGTTTTAATATACCTAGATTTTTTGATGAGGAGGAGGAACTATCTGGCAAACTAGAGACATCAGAACCCTATGCCGTAGTTTGTGAATATAATGTAAAACCGAAAAAAGATTATTCTGTACTTCATACTGTTGGGGTAAACTATCAAGAAGAATCAATGATTGATAGAAAATATATAAAGACTGATAATGTAATTAATTTACATTTATTGTCAAAAAAATACTTTGATATTATTGGATTAATTGAAAATGCAACTGAAGTTCATTTAATTGAAAATTCTATTACAATGTTTGTGTATTGTATGCAATTAACTGGTAGAATGAAAAAAGTTCCTGTTAATGTACATCTATATTCTAGGAAAGAAGAAATTAGAAAGGAATATTATAAGATGTATATGACTCCTAAATTAGATAACTGGAATTTTATATCATGAAAATATTATATGTTTCCACCTATGATTCAATGGGTGATAATTTATCAATAAATGGAATGATTAATTTCTTATCATATTATTATGAAAAGATAATAATCTTTATGGATTTTAATTTTTCAAAATGTTATGAAGTATTATATGCTCATAATTCAAAAGTTGAAACTATGAGTCATGACTATTTTATGATAAATGGGTCTAACTTTGATCACTCCAATGATGAGGTTGATTTTTTATATTTGTTAGAACTATCGACTTGGAGAGATACTTGTAAGATTGAAAATACTTTCTTGTGCAAAAGAGGGCATACAATATGCGCCACAGATTTTCTAGAAAGAGTTACACCAAAAAATGTTTTTTCAGAATCTAATCCAATTGGTAGTTATCTGAATATTAAATATGATGAAGAAATATATAAAAATCTTAGCGAATTTGTAGTAGTTAGAGATAAAATTCCTTTAGAAATAAAATATAGAAATTTTCATTATGATAGGGTATATGAAGAAGAAGAAAAATTATTTAATAAATTAAATCTTCCAGAAAAATATGCAGTTGTATGTGAGTATGGTGAAAATAAAATTGATAAAAAATATATTAAATCGGAATGTGTAGTAAATTTACATAACATATCAAATTTTTTTGATACTGTTAAAATAATAGAGAATGCAAGTGAAATACATTTAATA